CTTTTGCTTTCTGATTTAAAATGGCATTACTTAAGTTTGTTGCTTTTACTTTTAGACTTTCAGTTGTATTTCCAAAATTTTGCATACTAGACTTTGAAAGTGTTAATTCTGATTTTAATGTTTTTATATTATTATTTACTTTTGTTATGCCTTCTTTGAATCCAGATGAGTCAAAAGCTATCTCTATGCCTAGTTTTGCTAAAGTTTCTTCTACTGCCATTTTAAAAACCACCTTTATACAAAAATTTCATCAATGTATGCCATTGATGAGTCATCGTGGTTTTCTGTTTTTGCTTTGCTCTGTGTGTTATACTCAAAATATATTTCAGATAATAGACACAATTTTTTAGGTGTCATTTTCCAAAATTCTTTTTCTGGTATATGTAATAATTGTGTTCCTAAATAATAGAGCCATCCCCAATCCCAATTGTTCTCTTTAGGATTTGCAGATGACTCATCTATTAGTTTTTTGTTTCTTCATCCGCTTCTGGTAATGAATTCATTGCTGATGCATTTATTTTATTTGTTATTTCTACAATGTTACTCATATTTATCATTTTACCTACTTGTAATAAGGTAAGTTTTGGATTTTGTGTTTTTAACATTGCATATAGTACATCTCTTATTGCTTTAAATGACCCTTTTTCTAATCCATCTAATGCTTTTGTTGGATCACCATACATTTCTTCCAATTCTGCAAATGCATTTAAATCTAAACTTATTTCATATTCTTTTCCTTCTAACACTATTGTGTTTGTAGAGACATCTCCCTTTAATTCTTTTCCTGTTACTTTTTTATTTGCCATTTTTAAATCCTCCTAATTTATTTATTTTAAAAAAGCAGAAGGAATTTTATCCTTCTGCTGTTGGTATTTCTGGTACTGCATCAAACCATGCTTTTAATCTTTCTGGTTTTGCACCTTCTGAATCTTCATCTTCCATTATTCTCCAGTTACCATCATTTCTACTATAGAAGCTACCTTTTAAACTATTTGTTTTTGGTGTTGGCTTTTCTCCTATAGTTTCATATTCATCTTCTGTATGTTCAAATTTTCCTTTTAATAACCATACATAGCGATATTTTCCATTTGATTTTTTGCTTCTAAATCCTAGAGCTACTTCTGGAGCTAAATCATCTTTACTTTCTACAAGCATTCCATCTACAATTTTAGAACCTTGTAACAATGCTCTTGAGGCAATTGTTAATTGATTTAATTCGATTTCTACATCACAAGAATCAAAGTTGTTTAATATTTCTTCAACAGAGTCATCAGAATATAATTTTTCTGAACTTGTTTTTGGAGATATTTTTGCTTTGATACTTCTTTCTAATTTTACTGGTTCTGCATATACAGTTCCTGTACTTTCATCTGTAGTTATTTTTGCTACTGTTAATTTTTCTAAACCTATTTGTCTTGGCATTTCTTTTTCCTCCTAAAATTTAAATTTGTGAAAGAGCAGTAGGAATAATTTGTTTTTAATCTTTATACTCTGCTAGATAACAATTTATTGCTTTATGAAAAATTTTATTTTCTCTTTCATAAAGGTCTTGGCATGTTATTGAATAAAATTCATTTTGCTTTAATGCTTTTACTACTTTATTTTTTATTTCAGTTGGGTCCTCATCTGAAAAAATATCTACTTGAAAATGGTGTCCTATTATTTCTTCATAATCTTCTGATTGTGCATCTTCTTTTTCTAATATTTCAAAATAAGTTATATATTTTTTATTAGTTCCTGTATAAGTATCGAACTCTGTATCATAACCTAGTTCTGATAATACTTTATATATTTTTTCGTGTGCATCCATTATTTTAGTTCCTTCCCAACAATATTTTTAAATATTTCTAGTGATTCTTGAACTTTTGCTTTATAAGCAGGTCGCATAAAAGGTTTCTTGCCATAGTGTGTACTTGACCATGGTCCAGAAGATGCACCCCATTCTATGAACTTAGCATAGTAATATGGTGAATTATCTCCTTTTGTAAATCCTACTATTAACCTTTTTGAAGTACCTTCTTGTTCAATATCTCCTATTTCTATATGATCCGCCATATGTCCTTTTGTTCCTGTAGGTGATTTGCTCCTTCTAGCTTTCCTTCTAGCTTCATCTCTAATTGGCTGTGCTGCTTTTATAAGAGCTTGGTCCACTACTTTATTTATTTTGTCTGGCATATTTTCTAATTTTTTATATAATTCTTCATAACCATACATTCTAATATCATAATCCATTATTCTGTTGCCTCACATCTAATTTTTAATTCTATATTTTCTTCATCAACATTCTCTATTCCAAGTATGTTATATGGTGCTTTATAAAATATCCTACACTTTTCTGTATATAAAAGTTTTTGCTCTAATGTTTTATCATATCGTATGGTTATTTCTATTTTTCTTTTTGTTTTTACTGAATTAGCAATATCTTGCTCATTTTCAATATTAGTTTTTATATTTGCCCATACTGTTTTTAAATCATTCCAGTCTTTTTTTGATATTCCCCTAGTGTTTTTTGTTTCAGTATATTCTTGTATGGTTACTCTTTTTTTATATTGACTCGTTTTCATCACTATCACTACTTTCATTTCCATATCTAATCTGGATTAACAAATTATCTAATGAATATTTCAAACCTTTTGTACTACCTATAGCAGTTCTGTTTTCGTACCAGTGATTCACAAGTATTCTTTGACACAATTCAGCTTTAGGACTATCTTGGTTATATTCTCCACAAGCAGTTTTTATATAACTGTCTGCAACTTCTATTAAGTTTTTTATTAACTCATCTTCTTCATCATTGTCAATTCTACAATATAATTTTGCATTTTCTACTGTTAACATTTTTTACCTCCGAAATTATATAAAACACAGTATTTTTAAGGGTTATACTTATATTCTTTTATTTTAAAAATGTCTTAAAACTCATTCTCGTGCTTCACTTTTTTGAACTTTTTCTCAAAAAAGAGGGATATTCCTATCCCTCTGCTTCTGTTTGTTCTTCAGTTGTTACATTTGCTGTAGCATCTGTTATTGTTAATTCTCCATAGCAATATGCTTCATTGTCTGTTTTTATAACATCATATCTTTCTAATATTCTGATTAATGTTGCATTTTTTGTGAATCCTGCTTCTTTTGATTTTGCAATTTCATATCTAGCACGATTTACAAATGTAATTGCTTCTTCTAAATTTCCATAGAAGATTGGTGCTTTTCCATCTTTGCTTGGTATATCATTATTTGAATAAACATCTATTGTTAAGCCTTTGAATTGTTTTTGTGTTGGATTTTTTGGGTCTGGTTGTAATATTGGTCTACCATTTTCATCTACTGCATTATCTAATTCATCAAATCCATCTTGGTTTGTTACAATAACTGACCCTGGAACTAATGCTGGGTCTAAGTCTTTATTTAATGACCTTTTTAATGCTTTCCAGTCTGCTAAGGCTTTTGCTTCTTTATCTGCTAACATTACAGCAAGAATATCTGCATTTTCTGTTTTTACTGCTTTTTTAGCAAACCATCTACCAACATAAGCCATTAACCCTGATTGTTCATCAGAAAGTAATGTATTAGATACTGGTAAAATTGCACCTTTATTTTTGATGCTATATCCTTTTGTTTTGAATTTTGGTCCATCTTCTTGTGGAATTTCTTCCATTTCATCAATGTCTTGTAACAAAGTCATTGTGCTATTATTCTCATATACAAATGACCCTGTAATTACATTTGTTCTGTATTCTCTAACATGAGTTCTTAAAGATTTATATTGTCTTTTATACTCATTAATTCTAGTATTTTCATCTGTTGGAACTAGAATACTTCCGTTTGGATCATTTTCATCTGCTTTTTCTATTAAAGCATTTTCTGCAGGTGTTAATCTTTTACCTGTTATTGCTTTTAAAAATGCTTTATTTACATCTGCTTTGTTTTCAGTTGTTGGTTCTGTTACAGGTGTTCCTGCATCTCCTTGTAACTCATCTTCCATTCTTTCAATTTCTTCTGCTTGTTTAATTTGTTCATTTAATGCTTTTGCTTCTTCAGTTTTTGCTTTTGCTTCTTCAAGTTTTCCTTCCTCTGATAATTTTTTTGCTTCTGCTACCATTGCAGCAAATCTTTGTCTTAATTCTCTTAAATTCATTTTGATTCCTCCTAAATTTTATTTTTGTGAAGGAGTAGGAGAAATCTGTTTTTTTGTTTTGCTTTATATAAAAAAATAAACCTATTGCATTTCCAATAAGTCTATTTCAATTTTTAACTTTTCTAATTCTGTTTTATCTTGCATCATCTTCATCTTTTCTTGTATTTGCTTAACACTATTTTGAATGCAATTACTTACAGCTTTTTTTCTAAAATCAAATCCTACTTGACTCTTTTCTTCAGTATCTGTGTATAATACTTCATCTACAAATCCTAATTCTTTTGCTCTATAAGCATTCATCCACATTTCATCTTCCATCATTTTTGCTAATTCATCTCTTGGCAGTTTTGTTTTTAGTTCATATGCATTTATTATGGCCGCTTCTACTTCTTCTAACCTAGCAATGGTTTTTTGAAAGTCTTTTTTATCTCCCCAGTCAAATGTGCTAGGTAAATGTATCATCATCATAGCAGTTGGACTCATTTGAATTGTATCTCCAGCCATTGCAATAAATGATGCTGAACTTGCAGCAAGACCATCTATCTTTATACTTACTTTTCCTTGGTGTTCCTTTAACATTGTATATATCTGACTACCTGCAATTACATCTCCACCTGGACTATTTATCCATACAGTTATATCTTTTCCTTTATGTTTATCCAATTCATCTTTGAAAATTTTAGGAGTAACTTCATCTCCCCACCAAGTTTCTGATGCAATTTCTCCTTCTAGTATTAATTCTGGAATTTGAATTGCAGAATCGTTCCATTTCCAAAACTTATTCATTTTTCTGCACCTCCTTTTTTTTACCGTGATTTTCGGTATTTTCGGTATTTTCTATTTCTTTGTTTTCTTCTGTTTCTGTTTCTTCTTCTGTGTTCTTTTCTGTACTGTTCTGTCCTTTTGCCATCTGATATTCTTCTAGTTTATCTAAAAATGTATAATTTAAACTAATCAAATGTTTTTTACCTAACTCATTTTCTAATTCTGGTAAATCTTCTTTATTTCTTATTTCATCAATATTGTATGCGCTA